ATTGAAAGGACAACTTCGTTATATGATCAATGAGAATATTTTTCAGACACAACTTCCTTATTTTGAGGGTAGTGGACAGACTGTTAGTTACTATATGAATGCTGCTTATCGTTGGTTAGGATGGGGTATTCATGGTGCTAGAACTAACTATGCCTATGATTATACTAAGAAAATGGTATTGGGAAGAATTTGACAATATCCATGAAGTGATATATAATATGGCGACAAAGAATGGTGATACTACCACTCAGTTAGACTTTCTTGGAGGTTCTGAAAGATTTCAAGAAGGTTGGCAATCCGGAACTGGTTTAGGACAATTTAAATGAAGAAAATTATTTTTAGTTTGCTGGCAGCTGCATCATTATCTACTCCAGTTTTTGCAGACCCACTTAAAGATAGTGAATATTACACTACGCATTCTATGGGTTGTATGCTACTCCAAGAATGTAATGATGATGTCGAAGAAATCTATAGTATTCTTGATATTGCTATCCATTATCCTAATAGTAATTTTTATCATGTTGCTGATGAATTCAACAGGATGCTTGTCCATCTTCAACAAGTTGGAGTTAAGGTGTTTCTAGCAGATGAAAAATATTTCCTTGTTGGACATCGTGGGGTCTATCACACAGTTAGTAATAACTTCTATCTAAACAAAGCATTCATGCATCGTCCTCATGTATTGATGGGTGTAATGCGTCATGAAGGATGGCACGCGGCACAGGATTGTATGGCAGGCACTATTGGGAATAGTGTGCTTGCTATCATTAAACCTGAAGAGGAAGTTCCACCATTATGGCGTGAGATGGTTGAACGTACATATCCAGAGTCTGCTGTACCTTGGGAAGCAGAAGCATCTTGGGCAGGTAGAACAGGGGGTATGACAGAGAGAGCACTTTCTGCTTGTGCTGAGGGTGAGATGTGGACAATATACCCTCCCACACCACTAACAAAAAAATATCTTATAGAAAATGGATATATGAAATGAATAATTGGTTATATATAAACAAATTTTGAATAAATATTAATATCCTAAACAAGGAACCAGCCAAGAAGAGTTCTGTGAAACCTCCTTGTGTTATAATGGTGAACTCTTTGTTGGGTAAAGAATTTAAAACATGTCCACTTTAACCAGAGATTTATTAATTAAAACCATTGTTGCTAATGAAATGAAAAATTACAATGGTACTAATTATACTCAACAATTAAAAAGCATATATCATAAATGGGAACATCAGTCGAGTGATGTTCTTTGTAAAAAATTTAATAAAATAGAAAATTCAAATGTTACCGTTGATATACTAAAACGATAAATAAAAGAGATTAACTCTTTACTCATGGAATTAAATCCAAAGAAAGGGGAATCCAAAAAGGGCAATAAATTTGAGTGGGCGGATGAGGGTGTATCAACTCTTGTCCGAGTTATCATACTTGGTTGGTCAGCAGCAATTCTGACTCTTAATTATGTAACTGTTCCTGGTGTTCCTCAAAAAAATATCGACCCGACTTTTATCGCCAGTGTTTTTACAGGGACGCTTGCAACTTTTGGAGTCATGCCTTCTAAAAAGAAGGAAGAAAAGCAAGCATCTACACTTACATTAGAGAATAAAGAAGGAGTGAAAAAATAGTTATAATATAACAACTACATACTATATTGGATTATAAAAAAGGTAAAAATTAAAATGCAAAAATTAATTAACGGAATTGCACTTCTTTCTGGTCTTGTATCCCTATCAGTTGTTGGTAGTGGTGCTTATCTTTATCTCAACAAAGATGCATTAATAGATCAGGTTAAGGAGCAAGCAACAGAACAAATTACTGAAGCAATTACTGGAGCACTTCCTGGAATGTTGGGTTCTGCTATACCTAAACTTCCTTCTGTGACTAGTGGTGCTGTTCCTGAATTGCCATCAGCAACTCCTTCTGTAACTGGAGGAGCACTTCCTTTTTAATATTTGTTAAATGGATGATATCTCTATTATTACTTCTCACGATATTTCTATTCGTGAGATTAGAATTCCTCAATTAAATACTTTAGTAGATAATTATACAAGAATACCTTTAGAACCTTCTGTTGTGGTTAATATTGGTATTCCTGTTGTTGATATTCCAGGATGTGTAGAATCGCATAAAACAAATAATTCCAAAAATAATCAGATAAGAACTGATGATGAAAATGGATTGGTTATATATTGCGATTCTGGTGTTCCCAGTTTTGATCCTATTTCATATGAACCTGAAAATATGATCATCACAATATCAAGTGGTGTTAATATTCCAAAAAATAATCCTATAGATCCAGAAACTCCAGAAATTCCAAAATCTCCATCTATTCCCATTATTCCTAAAATAGAATGTCCTACCGCGGCACAGGAAGTAAAAGAACCTGTTGGTACATATGTAGAAGGATTTAGAAAAAAGATAGTTGAATATAAATTGATTGGCAATGAGTGTGTTCAGATAAAGGAAGATGTACCTATACCTCAACAGATAGTGGCAGGACTTCCTAGTGGTGGACAGGTTGTGCAAGTGGGTGGTATTGCTGTTATCGCTACATCATCAGCACTATTAGCAAAACCGTTAGCAGACCTACTATTGAAAGTAGTCAAACCAACGGTTAAGAAAGTTGTTAAAAAGATTGCTGCTATTAGAGGTAAGGTACTTCCTATTTTATCTCTAAAGGACCGCCGAGATCTTCAGCGCGAGAGGACGAAGGCGATACGGGAGTTGAAGTCTGCTTTGAAACCGAAGGGATAGCATGAACGTGTGGGTGTGCATGTCCTGGAGGATTGTTTACCACAACATCAGCACATACTTTATAGTAAGGACTCTTAGGATGGAATTGAATTCCTTTTAACTTTAACTCACCACAATTTTTAAGTCTTGCAATCTCAAAGTCTAATCTTTTATTGGCAACTAGTTGACTATTCAATTCAATCTGTGTTGATGCTGCTTTCTTACAAAGATCTTGTAAATTTTTATCTGTAGGTGTGCTCCATGTCATAGAGAAACCTACACCTAAACTGTAGTTATTTTTCTGCCCAGTCCTAGTTTTTTTATGAAATAAAATATCTCCAGGATTGTCAATCAAACCATCTTCATTTATATCACTGATATCATACACAGGATCATTGTAGTATGGTTCGTATGGTTTAGATGCAGATGCAGTTCCAGTTATATAGGGTGAGAAATTGCGAGTGGGACCTTGACATTGGATACCTCCACCATAGGTATTTGTAATATATGGTCCCTGAAGGACTTGTACAGCTTGGTTTGTAACACTGCCTGAGGAATTAGCCACAGGAGAAGCAGTAGCAGACACACCACCAATAGTTTCAGCATAAGAAGGATTAGCAAATAATAATGTTACTGCGAGAAGATACTTGTGGTGTCGGTAACGCTTGTAACGTCGGTTTCCCTTTGAATAATTGTATGATTCTGAAGACCCGGGCCGCTGTAAGTTTCTGTGAACTGGAAAGCTGCTCCTGGATTTGTTTGTTGAAACGTTGGTTTTGACGTTATTCCCGTCCATGATGAGGTCACTCCATCTATAGTTACATTAGAAGCACCTGTTCCTGGTGAAAGATTTCCAGATGCTGTTACACCAGAACCAGTAGCAGAATACTGGTATCCGGTGGAATAATCCATGCTATTAATAGTTTCTGTTATTTTTTGAGTTGTTTCAGTGTGGCTAGTCATTGAACCTTGAGAGAAATTTGGTACTACTGGGACAGCCATTGCGGGAGATCCTATTAGTAATGTTATTAGAATTAATTTCTTCATGAGAATTCTCAATCAATTACAGTAATCTCACTTACGAATTGTCCCGTTGCAGAAGTGCCAGCACCACCACCAGTGACTGTAAGGACTCCAGCCGAGGTGACAGTACCTGCAAGAGTTCCAGTAGTTCCAGCTGTATAGGATGTTTGGTTACTAAAGTTACCTACTGTACCCACAGTTGGAGCAGAGGTTGGGACCACATCACCTTGAGTGTATGATTGACTGAAAGAGAATGCAGCTCCTGCTGTATCTTGAGTTGCAGCAATTGTTCCAGGAGCATAGATTCCTGAAGTTATAGCACCGGTACTTACAGTTGAAGCAGTGGTGCCATCTGTAGTATCAATATTAGAACCGGAAACACTGAAAGAAGATCCTATACGTGTTGCCTGTGTTTTGGCAGCATCGACATTCAATTGCACACTAGAAGCATGTTTTGATACAATTCCACCGGCATGTGCCATAGGAGACATTAACAATAACATTCCAAAAAATAAAATAGATTTTTTCATTTTAGTGCAGTTGTTTAAAATTATTTATAGTAATTATTACTATAAATAAATTACTATAAATAAATTACTATAAATAAATTACTATAAATAAATGTAAGTATTTTTTTTTTAAAATTGCAATGGATCAACAACAGCAACATTTGACTCAATTATTAGAGCAAAAAAATAATCTTACAAAGCAGTTAGGAGCCATTCAAGGACAATCTGTAAGAACTAACGAAGTTCTTTTAAAAACGTAAGGTGCTATTGAGTATCTGGAAGCAGTCGGAGTCAAACTTTCCGAACCAGAAGCAGAAGAGGGTTGACGCACGGACCAGAAGGCATTATAATAAGTGAGTTGAAAGGAGAGGCAAAACAAGGTAAGAGCATCAACAAACAGATGACTCCTCTTGATGCCAGACTCAGTAGCTCAGTTGGAAAGAGCAATTGTCTTCTAAACAATCGGTCGTTGGTTCGAGTCCAACCTGAGTCGTTGGAAACTTTATGTTTCCTTATAATCCCATCGTCAGTGGATTTGGGTTTATAACTCAGTTGGTAGAGTATCGGGCTTTTAACCTGCAAGTCGTCAGTTCGAGCCTGACTAAACCCACTTGACAAGAATCAAATCTTATATTATACTATATCTTCTGTAAAGGAGAGCAATCTTCCACTCTGCGGAATTAGTTTAGAGGCAAAACTAAAGGTTTCCAACCTTTCGTCACCAGTTCGATTCTGGTATTCCGCTTTCGGGTTATCCGAATATCCGAAAAATAAAATGAGTATAAATACTCTAATGTTACTTAAGTAACGTTAACGGATTACAACAGAACCAGTCGAGGTTCTTACCATCTGCGGGTAATCATTCCGCAAGTAAATAAACGAGGAAAATCAAATGTTTAAAACGACTATCGCTGCAGCTGTTGCTGTTGCTCTTGCCCCTGCTGCGGCCCTAGCCGGTCCCTACGTCAACGTTGAATCTAATTCAGGCTGGACGGGTTCTAACTACACAGGAACTAATACAGATCTTCATGTAGGTTACGAAGGTGGCCTTGGTGAATCTGCTTCTTACTACGTTCAAGGTGGAGCTACTGTAGTCTCTCCTGACGGTGGTGAAAGTGACACTGTTCCTTCTGGTAAGGCAGGTCTTGGATTCGGTATCACTGATGCTCTTACTGCTTATGGTGAAGTCAGTTTCGTTGGTTCTGGTGATGCTAATATTGATCGTGGATATGGCACCAAAGCAGGTCTGAAGTATTCCTTCTGATCTTTAAAGATAAGTAAACATCTAATATGTTATACTGGGGGTGCGACGACATCCCCCTTTTTAATACTAAAAATTTTAATGTTAAAAATTATCAAGGTAATTAGTCATCCTATTTACGTTTAATGAATGATAAGAAGGCAGCAAAACGGATTATTAAGATTTCTAAAAAACATC